AGAGTATCCAAATTATAAGTTGGATTGACTTGATCGAATTTAATATCAATTTCAGCCAATTTTAAAAACTCAAGAGCTTCGCCAACCTTCTTGAAGTTCGATTTTGCATAGAACATAACCGCACTCAAATATTGTGCAAACTCTGAATTTTCATTCTCAATAAGTTCGTGGAGTTCTTTCTTGTGAAGATTTTGAACAAGATCAGCAAAGTTATTATCTTCTTTGTTGTGCTTATCCCAATGATTCTTGTCTGTGATTTGCTGTGATAGTTTAGAATACTCGTTGCGGATTCCATTCTCAATATACTTCCAAAGACTTATAAGATTTTTATTTTTAGTAATAACCTTTTTCTTGGATTCAAAAGTTTTAGATTTGATTCCATAAACTTCTGGAAGTTTCTCGCCAGTAAGTTCTTCATACTTCTCAAGAATTTCTTTTAGAGTTCCATTTCTAAATTCGTGAGTTTTACCTTGAGCTTGGAAGTTGCTGATCTCTACATAGATAGCAGTATCATTCGCTAAATCCATAGCCATAGTCTCCCAATTATTAGAATTTGTTCCCCAATTCGTAGCATCTTTACGCTTAAACTTAAAGATTTGAGAGGAATGTTTTGGATTCTTATTGACTACAACGCTAGTTCCAGAATTAATTTTCTGAATAGTAATCTTCTCATAATCAGAGAGATTCAAATAATTCTCATCAACAAGACCAAGTTCCTTGTTAAAGGTATCTCTAGTCGCTTGATCTACGAATGTAAATACATAAGCACCATCAATCTTGTCTCCTAGTTCATTCCAAAGAGTAGCAAGACGATGAGTAATTCCCATAGATGAACCAGTATCATTGACTAGAATCTTGTGCGTCTTTTCACAAAGAATCCTTTTAAACTCTGCATTTGAATTTAATTTTGAGCTTCTACGAGACTTTTCGTAAAACTTGGAAACTAACTTGCCATTCTCAATCATCTTGCCAATCTTGTCATTCAAATCAAGGTGATTATCAGTAATAGTTTTGCTATTCCAAGTTACCTTGTTGCTTAAAGCATTACGAACAATATAACCCAAACTACCATAAGTTCCAAAGACTTCTTGATAAAGAGCTTTAGCATCATAGATGTTTGTAGAATCTTTGAATTGTTGAGAGATACATTCTGCCATCTCCTTTTTAATCTTGCGAAACTTTTCTCTGATAGCTTTTCTAGTCTTTTCAGTATATTCTAGATTCTCACGACTTGCGGTAATATCTAGTTCGCCAAGTTCAAACTCAACTTCAAATCCTTGAGAGCAAATACTTTGCTCATCAGAATCTTCTTTGAATTGCACATCGCTAGTTTCGATAGGATAACCAACTCCCATAATAGCAACAGATTCTTTACCATAGCTAGAGTTATTATAATAAGCCCAACCATTACCTTTAAATACTGGTGTGCGATCATAGATTTCTGACAAATCTTCTTTTCTTGCACCTTTGATAATTGGTTTGTTCTTGAAATACTTAAACAATTCTTGAGCAGTAGACAAGAATGTTTCTGTATCTTCTTCTTTGATTGGGACAGAAATTAAAACGCCAGTAGGCTCGGAAGATTTTTCTTCCTTGAGCTTAACGATCTTACCAATTTTAGTTTCATCAATGAAAGCATTGTAAGTAGTTTTCTTGCCATCGTGATAAGAAATCAAAACAAAGTTATCACCATAACTGAATGGTGCGAATTTTCCAATGCCATAATATCCAATAGCAGAATTACTATTGCGTTTGGTAGATTCACCATAGTAGCAATAAAGATTCTTAATATCATCAGCAGAAAGACCATTACCAAAATCTCTGATAGTTAAGGTAGGCTCTAGCTTTGTTGGAAGTTTAATCTCAATAGGACGCTTGCTCTTTGCTTCGATGTTAGCGTCTTGTGCATTACAAGTAATCTCACGCAATACTGCGAGAGGTTTGTTGGAATACAACTGATTGCGAAGGATGTTAAAGATATAAGGAAGTCCAGATTGCTTGATTCCGAAACTTACGGATTCAAAACTATCGGACTCGACTACATTGATTGGTTTTTCGATTAATTTCATATATTGAATTTAAATTAAATTTAAAATGATGTCAAATAATATTTTATTCGTAGCTATCTCTGTCAATAGCAACAACATAAGGGAATCTTGGCACTTCATCTGGTGTGTAATTGAAGAATTTTATGGTAGCTTTCTTGCCCACTAATTCATTTCTTTGTTTGTAAAGTTCTTTGAGATAACCAAAGTCACCTTTGATATTACTCTTAAAGTATCTGCCTTTAGCATTTGCAAATTCCATATATCCAGCAGTTCCTTTGCGGTTGCCTTCGCCTTCTTGGACTCCTTTGATAATAAACTCTGCATCCATAAACTCTTTTCTTTTAAGAAGAAACTTACTACGCTTATTCTCGTAAGGTCTATTAAGTCTAACCATCTGACCTTCGTAACCATTTTCCATATACATTTCGTATGCTTGAGTAAGTTCTTCTTCTTTACTTACTTTCAGAGTAGTAACAACAACGATACTTGTATATTTTCTTTTGGTAAGAGCATTAGAAACTACTTCGTATCTATCATAAAATAAATCACTTTGATTCAACATTCCAATTTTAGGTGCATCATAAACCCAATACTGAATACTATCTGCACTTTCTTCTAATTCTTTATCGGTAGGTTTAGTTCTCTTAACTAAAGAACAAATCTTATTAAAGTCATTTGCAAATTTGTCACAATATAGCTCACCATCAAGAATTGCATTAGGATAATCTTTAAAGAATAAATCTAGATTCTTGCGAATGTGAGGAGCAGAGATAATCTTCTTGCCATTTCTGCTAAACATTCCATCCTTTGTTACAATACAACGAATACCATCAAGTTTAGGTTGGCTATAAACTGGATAAGCGATTTCGTGATCTTCATACTTTTGTGCGAGCATTGGCTCAAAGTATTGAACCTTATTAATATCTTTAATAGATTCAAAGTAACCAGATTCTAATTTCTTTTTGCGTTTTGCTTCTGCTTCTTTGATTGCTTGTTCTTCTGGAGTAGTAGCATTTGATCTGCCAGCATTTTTAATATCACAATCACTCCAGTTATTAGTAATCTTTTCACCATCTGTTTGACCAGAAATTGTGCGGTATTGATTTCCTTTGACTTCAATAGTCCACTCTTGGATTTTGCCAGTCTTTGTCTTTTTATAAATTGTAGGTAGTTTCATACTTCCAGTATATACTGGACTAACCAACTCGTCAAACTTTGTTTCTTTTTGATTTAGAGGGCTTTGCGATTTTGATTAAAGAAAAAGTTCCATCTTTATTATCGTGCCAATCAATCGTATCACCGATTTTCCATCCCATTTTATTCATTAAAGAATCTGGCAATTCAATGTATTGGTATCCATCTTGTTCTTTAACCTCAACAATATGGGGTTTTTTCTTCATTTAAAATCTACCAAAGGTTCGATATTTAAAAATAAATCTTTAATATGATTCATTTCTTGAGGCAAGGGGTCAAATTGAATATTTTTTCTTGCTCTTTCTTGGGGAGTATTATTAAATACTGATACTTCTTCTAAACCATATCTCCTTATTGCGTCATTATATGCTTGACCAGCATCATCTTCATTTGTATAAAATCCTATATGAATATATTTTCGATTAAGATGTAAATATGCTCGCCATTTTTTATGTTGTTTATTCCAACAAACGCCTTTGTATTTTGATGTAGTGTTTTTTTTCATTTTATGCGAGTTTCTAGCGTTTCCAGAAAAATCAAGTTCTCTTAAATTATCTATTTTATTATTTCGAGGATTTGTGTCTTTATGATCTATTAATTTTGGTAAATATCCGTGATGCCAATAAAAAAATAAACGATGTATGAAAAGTTTGCTTGTTTTAAATGTTATAACATAATGCCTTTTGTTACCTTCTAAAAATGGTTTTAATTTATTTCCAGTAGAAATTCTTATAATCTCTTGTTTATTTAAATCTATAAATAAATCTTTTTTCATATCTTCTAAACTAGGCCAAATTCTAGTTATAATGCAACTATTTCCTTTTTTCATCTTGGTGTTAAAATCCTTATTAATTTTCTAATGCCTTTCCATTGTAACCAATTCAAGAATCTTATGATATGATTTATTCCAACAGAAAGTTTCCATTCGATAAGATTCATAGTCTTAACATAATATTTAAAATAAAAACTATAAACTGGACATTTCATTTTTCTTTCGTGATCGTCTAAATCTTTTTGAAATTGTTCGTCTAATTCTATTCTTGTTCCAGATGAATTTTTTTCAACTGGCGTAATTAAAGATATTTCTGTTAGTAGACCTTTTACTACAACGCATTTCCAATCTGGAAACCAATCATAGCTTTCTTTGCTTTGACCAAGAACATAAGTTCCAAAAATAAATGTTCCAGTAAAGTCATCTCTAAAAACTTCTTCTTCACTATCTTTTACCAATTTATTCTTATTAAAAAATTCACCAAATCTACTACCATCTTTTACATAATCTGGATTATCTTCCCAATGGCTAGTTATTTTTAATTCATATAATCTATAATCACGGATGATATAAGTAGACATAAGACTTTCTTCTAGTTCTTTTGTTTGAAATTCCTCTTTCTTGAAATCAACATTAAGAGCCTTTAACTCATCATTAAGAGGTAAATCTTGCTCGACTTTAATATAATTAAACATACCCATATAATTTATATTACAAATAATCTCTTTTCTTGTCAATATTATTAAACTTGAGGCATCCTTGATGTTCGTTAGTTAATAATCCATTTCTATGACTTTCTGGATTCGTGCAAACTCCCCAATCTAAACCTAAATCTCCACGAAGCGGAACAAAATAACCGCATCCAAAAGAGCAATCTGGATAGTCAGTATTATGTTTTTCCCATTTTTTTAATTGTCCAAAAGGTTCATAATCTTCTGGTTTTTTAATTACTAAATTTAATAGTCTATCGTGTTCTTCCATAAAAATTAGTTAAAATTAAGCAAACTCCAATAAGTGTTGCACTTTGTATGTTTCCTTTGCATACATTATATACCATACCTATTGATAACGCAAGTTTAATTATGTTCATATAGTGTCCAATTTAGATATTTCTAGATTATAACAATCTGCTTTAAATTTCCAACCAAAAGTAGATTTTTCATCGACCTTGCCTTTTTCACAAAATCGTGCTTCATTAAAGTAATCTGCTTTCTTTTTCTTGCCAAGAATCCACGCTTTAGAAAAATCCTCTAATACTCTTACAAAAAGATAATAGTCACAATTTTGTTTTGTATTAAAATCTGAAACGCTACAATCGTATTCTTTTCTTGGCCTTGAAGTGCAACGCTTTGTTTTCACTTCGTAAGTAGTATTATCTTTCTTAACATCGAAATTATAATTATCTGGTTCTTCTGCATTTAAATATTCTGCAACAATTAATTGCCCAATATAACCAGCAATATTTCCCGCACCTTCTGTAATAGAATTATTTAATTTGCCGAGTTTTGTTGCTCTTGACTTTGCTTCTGTTAAGATTTTATTTGATACTTGTAATTCTATCATAAGTATTACCAATGATGTATTGCATTTATAATAAGCACGATATTAGCTATCACACCTAATATAACAATAAACATTTCATATAATTTATGTGTCATAATTTATTTTCCGTAAAATATATTTGCTCTATTTTTAGATTTTATTTTCTTACCTAAAAATTTATTTTTCTTTTTAGGAACAAAGTAATTTTTATTTTCTTTTTTTAAAATCCGTGATATTTCTTTATTGTAAAGTTCTGGATTTGTTTTTTTACAAAATTTCATCCAAGAATTATTTTCATATCTTCTTTCGATAGACTCTCTTAAATCTTGTTTAAAGGATTTTTTCATAGTTTAGCAAAAGATTGTTCTTTCATCTTTAATTCAAAATCAACATCTATATTATCATAACCATAAGTATTTGGCAAGAACTTTGCGTAGTCGGCGTGTTTTCTAGGATTCTTATGACCATCAATGCTTTCTGAATAATGAAATAGTGGAGTATGATTGCCCCAAGTAATTCGTGCAAGATGAAATGCTTGTTCCTCTGATAGATTATCTGGATGACATTTGTGATGAAGATAATCAAAGGTAATAGGAATATTAGAAACAGAATGAAAATGCTTCATAAGTTTCTTAACTGACCAGCAAGTATCTTTATCATCATTCTCAATTACTAATCTAGACTTAACATCATCTGATAGTTTTTCAAAGTTGTTCATAAACTTTTTTACTATGTCATTTAGATTGCCCTTGGAATTATGTATGTGCATATTCATAGGAGAATCATAGTTAAGTGGACAACCAATGTGCGTCATAAACCAACCATAGTGATTTAATTCTTTGATTGTTTTAGTAATTGCATTTTCGTTATCACTTGCAAGAACATTAAATTCACTAGGATGGCAAGATACTCTTACATTCCTAAATTGAATAAGGTTCTTGATACTATCAAATGATACTAATATTTTATGATAGTCTGGTAAATCTTCTAGTTTTACATTTGCTTTATCATAAGTAATAAGAGGAAATAGATCAGAAGAAATTCTATAAGTATGATTATGGTCTGCACAATACTTTATGTATTGATATGTAGTTGTCATATTGTTTAATATTCTAGAGGATAGAGTAGAAAGAGCTTCTTTTCTATCCATAGATGAGAAACGAGCATAAGTCATAGTATTGAACTTGATAGGATTATCTTGTTCAGCTAGACTTAATACAATACAACAGACTCCTTTTCGCATCATTCAAATATAATATAATTTGTCAAATTTGTCAATTATATTTTTTCAAAAAATCCAAAGCTATTTAACCTTGTTGTGCCGTGGAACTTGTATTTGATAGTAAAACTTTCTGGCTCAATAATAGATAAGAATTTTTTACCTTCTTCTGTTTCATACAAATAATAATCTTGACCTATGATACATTCTATTCTGCACTCAAAACTATCAACAAAATTATTCCATTCGTGTAAAGAAACTAACGCATCATATTCTGCCTTAATTTCTTCTAATCGGGTTTCTATTTTTTTATTTAGATTTAAATGCCTAACTTGTTGTAGCTTACCAAGATCAGCAAGTTCAATTTTTGGAGCAGAGTATTCTGCTATGTATGAAGAACTTGCACGATTTTCTAAAACTCTTTTAGGGTCTGTCATCTGTAAATATATATAGATGAACGATCTTTGTTTTTTAATTCTTTTTTAATCAACGACTTATCTTTTTCATCTGACCAGTTTATACTATCATAGTTTTCTTTAAACCTATTAGAGAAACAATTTCTAGGCTTGTCTCCTTTTCCCGCCCCATTATTTGCACTTTTTTCGTTCATATATTTGGCTTTTTTTCGTTAGCAAATACAACTATATTTGGCTAAATCTCATTAGCAAATATGGATATATTTGGCATTTTTTCGTTAGCAAATACGATATTTCGGAACGAGTAGGATTTGAACCTACGGATGGAGTTAACCATCGGAAGTTTAGTAAACTTCTGCTTTAGACCACTCAGCCATCGTTCCTTAATCATTATTCTCTGCAACTTCATTTACATGATCCTTTATTAAATCATATATTCTTACTTCTTCGTTATTAGCTTTTCTTTCGATCTTACGAAGATCATTGAATTTATATTCTTTTAGTTGATGATGTTTGAAATGATATACTGGTTTATTTGAATAAACTTCGTTAGTAAATCTGATGTATCTAAATGGTAAAGCTTCGCCTTTGATTTTGTAAAGAGTCCCTAGTACTGGTTGCTCTTTTTCTTCTTCAAAAACTCCATCAATAAATTCTAGAATTTTTTTTAACATTTTTTTTCCTTTTAGGTTTAACATGTTTCCAAATTTTTCCTTCGGTATCTAGATCTACGCTCCATAACATTACTTTATTATAAATTCTAAATCCATATCCATCTCCCCAAAACATTATAGTTCTACTTATAATATCTCCAATAAAATACAATAAATAAGATAATAAAAATCTCATATTAATATAATATATATCTTTTATATAAAAGTCAATACTATTAGATATTCTTTTTTTTCTTTGGAATAAAATAAACTATAGCTTCGTCACCATATACTTCAAAAGATTTTAATTTATAATTTTTATTTTCAAGCATATTTTTTAATTCATTAATATATTCGCTTTTCATATAGACTATAATTTTATCATTATCTTTAGAATCAATTCCGTATTCTTCTGCGAATTCAGAACAAATAGCTAATGCTTCACTTTGATTGCTCACTAATAGTTTACACTATTAAATGAAAGATTTATTTCCAGAAAAAGTAACTTCGCAATATTCTTTGAATTCATTTGTTATGTATTCTTTCATATTATCAAAGTCATTAAACTTAATAAAGTTTGGCCCATCTTTATCATTATCTAAAATTAACTTATAAATATTTATTTCTTGAAGAATATCGCATTTATTTATAATAAGTTTATTTGTACCAGAAATTTTTATAGCTTGCTTCAAGTGATTTAATCTCAACCAATTAGCAATTCTTTTACGACCAGTGGTTGACCCAAATTCTTTGCCAAGTTCTATAATCTTATTGAGATTTTCATCTTCCCATAATGAATTTGGAAAAAGTGGATCGACTCCACTTTTAGTATCATAAATTTTTGCAACACCAATTATATCTCTGATTTTTTTAGGGCTAAAGCCGAGAGAGCAAGCGTTGTAAGGTAATGTTTCACTACTTGTAACATAAGGATAATCTCCATAATTAATATCAAGCCAAAAGCTTTGGGCTCCTTCACAAAGAATTTCTCCTTCAAGGTTTCCATCCCAAAGATATTTTTTATCAATATAATCTCCTGCTAGTTTTCCTACTCGTAACATTTTATCTGAATAGGCTGGAGCAATTCCTTGGCCAGTTGTTCCGAGTTTAGGTTTCAAAAATTTAAGATCATACTGAATATGTCTTTCAGTAATGATATGAGCTTTTGGACTAACCTTAATTAAGGATGTATCAAATCCTTCTTTTTGTAAATATTCTATTTCATCAAAAAATTTATCAACATTGATAACACAATTTGGGCCAATAACACTAAGTTTATTTTGAAAAACTCCACAAGGAATAATATGGGTTTTATATTTTTTATCATTAAGATAAACTGTATGACCTGCATTGGGGCCACCATTCCAACGGCAAACAATATCATAGTTTTTACTAATTGCATTACTTATTTTACCTTTGCCTTCATCACCCCAAGCTAAACCAAAAATAATATCAACTGCTTTTATCATTATCTTTCGTTCTCAAATCATTAACATAATTCTCTAGATTCTCTTTCGCCTTTGTGCAATAATCTTGCCCAGATGCACCACAGCACTTTTTAAATTTAACATTATTAAGTGGGCAATAAGAATTTCTTGATATTTTAGGTAATACTCTTACTACTGGAGAAAATGGAGTTGCTCTGGCATATGGATTATCTGGTAATGTAATTCTTTTATCTTCTATATTTTGTGCATTTTCTTCCATATATTGATTATAATATATTATTGGTAAAAGTAAAGAAAAAAGATTGTGTAATTACATTATGTTTAAATATATACTAGGATTTTCGGCATTTGCACTAGCTTCTTGTGCAGCTTTCTTTTCTGTTAAAGGAATAGCTTTATTATTTGCTGCAAGCTTTTGGAGTGTAGCTGTTATGGCTGGTACGATGGAATTAGCTAAACTTATAAGTGCGAGTTATCTATATCGTTATTGGAATGATACAAATAAAATTCTTAAAAGATATATGCTTGGTGCAACTTTACTTTTAATGGGCATAACAAGTCTTGGTATATTTGGGTTTCTTTCGGATGCATTTCAAAGAAACTTTTCACAATATAGTTTAAATCAAAATAAAATACAAGGATTGAGATCTCAACAAGTTTTTTATCTTTCTCAAATAGATTTCAATAAAACTAAATTAAAAGACTTAATTGAGCTTCAAAAGACTTATCAAGCGTCACTAGATAGTGCGGTTAAACAAGATGTTACTATAACTAAAACTACAGAAGGCGGAATATTCAGTAGTGGTAAAACTGAAAAAGTAACTGACTCTAAACTCGTACAAAGCAGAGAAAAGATTGTTACTGGTTCTCAACAAAATATCAATTCCTTATTTGAACAAATATCATTCGTAAATAAAGAGTTAGATGATTTAACTAAAAAAAGTACAGAGAATAATCAAACCATCTTGCAACTTGAAAGTGATAATACTAAAGGCGAAATAGGAACATTTAAATTCGTAGCAGATGCTTTTGGATTAAAGATAGAAACTGCGGTAAGAATATTTATTATATTAATTGTTATTGTTTTTGATCCATTAGCTGTGTGCTTAGTTATTGCTTATAATTCACTTGTAAAAAATAATAAAACAGCAAGCAATTCTGAACCAATCATAGTTGAAAAGTTTGTAGAAAAAATCGTAGAGAAACCAGTTGAAATTATAAAAACTGTTTTTGAAAACTTTAAAAGAGGAACTAAAAAAGTTCATAATCCTAAATTAGCTGACCCAAATTTACCAGAAAATAATTGATTATTTCTTTTTGATATAATAATCGTTTTTGTTTTTGGAAATTTTTGAGATATAATTTTTAGCTTTTTCGTGACCATCTTTACTTAATGGAAATACTCCATATAAGAAATTATCATTCTTTGAGTAAATGCCATAATATTTGTTTTTATTTTTCATTAAAATAATCTTGAATTAATCCTTTTAAAAGTCTTAAGTGATGAACTTGCCAAGTCTCACCATCTAATTTTTTACCATTATCAATTAAATCTTGGAATAGAGATACTTCAATAATTTGATTAAGTAAATTAATGATTTGTGCTTGCTTATTTTCTGTCATAATATATTATACTCAAATACTGATCTTTTTTAAAGAAACTTTATGAAAATCAAATATTTCATGGGCTAAATTATCTCTTTCATATTCTTCTGTATATAAAACCTTTTTGATTCCATGAGATATAACATTAATTGCACAACTAGGGCAGGGCAATAATGTACAAGCTAGAATATAGGGTTCTTCATATCTAGATATACAAGCTAAAGCATTTGTTTCTGCATGAATAACATATTTTCTTCTTTCATCTCTATTGTTCCAAAAATCTTGTGATACTTCTTGTTTCGGAAGTAGTCCATTATAACCAATACTTAATAGTCTGCCTTCTTTATTTAAAATAGAGCAACCAACTTTTTTATGCGGATCTTCTGATCTTAAAGAAGCAGCTAGTGCAAATTTAACTGCCATTTCTTCAAATGAAATTCTCATATATAGTTTAGTTTTATTTCTTTTTTCTTTATTGTAACAAAAGAAGACTTCGCTTCACAAAAGCTGCCAAGATTTATATATCTTTCGTCTTGATTGGGCATATGTGTATGACCGCAAATTACTTTATCATAACCATTAAGTTCAATATATTTTAAGGCATTCTTCTTAACATCTCCACTTTTTTCTACAAAATCATTGGTTTTGGCTTTAAAGAATCTAAAAAAGTTATCTGCATATGGAGTGAATTTTCTAACAAGATAATATAATTTAATTATAAAATTAGTAATTGCTTTATATTTTGTAAAGTAAATGTCAAAAATATCTCCATGAACAACCAAAATTTTTTGATAATTATATTCTATAACATGTTCATTAGCGCAATAGAATCCAAGAAGTATACTCATAAACTCTGCTTTTAAAAAGCAATGATTACCTATTAGATAAATTACCTTATGTTTCTTTGAAAGTTTTCTTAATTTAGAAAGAACTTTCCAATGGCTACCTTTTAATCTATGTAAATTATGATGGTCAAAAAGATCGCCAGCAATTATAATCGTTTTTGCTTTATACTTTTTTAAAACTTTAAGTAAATCTTCTGATTTGCAATCTTTATCTCCAAGATGGATATCAGATATTATCAAATAATCATACATATCATTTCGTTAAATAATCCATTTTTCTTTGTAATCTAAAATTCTCTTGTTGTTTTGCGCCGATTACAGCTTGAATTCTAGATCTTTGAATAGATTCGTTTGGTTTCATCACAGTCAAAGAACTTTTTTGATTTTCTAACATTTTAACCATTTGAAAGTTAGAATTATGTTGAGTTTTCAAAATATGATAATCCATTCCTTTCTCTAGGCATGATTGAGCTTTTGAAGATGAAATACTCCAAATCGCAATAAAAATTATAATTATATATTTAATAATATCGTAGAATTTAATTTCTTTATTTTCCATGAGCTACTCCTTCATACATTGCATTGGGTGTCACTTCAACAGCTTTAATTGTATCAAGCCATAATCCTCCTCGCATATCTTGCAAGGATCTAAAGCCTAGATAACTCATAGCACTTCTAAGTCCATTAATAAAATCATATACAACATCTTCTATTGTAACACTTTGATTGATTGGAATCAAGGTATTATCTCCCTCAACGAAAAGATTTTTCTTAGTTCCATCATGCAATTCATAATCCTCTACTACATCTTTACTTGCCATTCCTCTATATTTAGCGAATAACTTTCCATCTTTTTCAATAAGATTTTCATCATCTACTACATCTAGTAGTCCAGCGAATATTCTTCCACAAATTACAGCATCACAACCACTAGCAATAGCTTTAACAAGATCTTTTGGGTAACGAATTCCTCCATCTGCAAGAATACTGGGACGATTCTCTGGATTTGGTTTATCTTGTTTGAATAAATCTACTTGAGATAATTCCCAATTCCTTACGGCTTTCCATGCATAAAAATTACCAGTTAGACTTGGACACCAAATACCAGTTTTAACTTGGGTAAGGCACATTGAACCCGGCCCAATAAGATGTCTAAATCCATCTGCTTTAAGATTTGCTAATCTATAAACGCTTTCTTTTGTTAATGTATTTCCAACTATTACATCTTGAGAAAATCCAGATGTCTTATACCATCTAAGAAAATCTTCTACATTCTTGGCTAAACCATTTGCCGTATCTAAAAAGTAAATGTCTGTATAAGTACTTGTGGCTTTAATTCTTTCTTCCGCATCCCTCAATCCAATTGCTGTTATACAAAGATTACTTTCGTCTTTAATAAATTTAGCTTTGCTTTTTTGATCTTCTACCGACATAAAGCGATGAAGAACTCCAGCGCCACCAAGTTTATTCAATTTAATACATGACTTTACAGATGATACTGTATCCATCGGAGATAATATAATTGGGAGTTTGATTTGAAAATGTCTTGAAATTTTAGTAGTTGTATCTACTTCTTTTCTTGAATTGATATCAGAGAAATTAGGTAGCAAAGATATATCATCGTAACTTAAGGCAGTTTTAAACATATAGTTTATATTAAACTACTTATGCTCTTGTGTCAATTAAAATTGTTTTAGTATTATACCAAGATCGTTATAGAATATAATTTCTGTTGAATTTGTAATTTTTTTAATTTCTTCTGCGGTTGCTATATCTAGATTTAAGACTTTATTATTAAATGTATCATTCATAGCTTGAACCCTTTTTCCTCTATTGCAACCACAACCACCTTGCGAGCCATTAAAATAGTCAATTATTATTGCAAGATCTTTAAATTTTTCATTGGCTATGTTTTTATTTAAAAAATCAACAAATGTTTGAACAATAAATTCAGTTTTTTTCATATTTATAAAGTAAATTTAATATCATATATTCTACTATAGATATTATATATAATAATCCAATATATAACAATGAAATTTTAAATATCAATACAAGTGACAGTATTAACCAAAAATTGAAACAAAATGGACAACTTAATAAGTTATATAAAAATTTGTCTTTCATACCAAGAAACTCGGTGAAGTATAAGTAAGTTACTTTAATGAAATCTTCATATTCTCGGAATATTTTTAATCTATTTAATTTAAATAGTTTAGCATATTCATAAATAAAGTTAGTTTTAAACCAAACGAATAGAGTGAACGCTGCTAAATTACTTATTAAAATAATGTCTAAAAACATATTATATTATAATTTATTCTAAATACCTTGACAAATATATTTATATTTGCTATAGTATATCAATGATTATAGGCATAACGGGTGTAGCTAGATGTGGTAAAGACACATTCTATGCTATTTTGAGAAAATACCTAGAAGAAAGACAAATTAAGTCTCAAAGATTAGCTTTTGCTGATGATTTAAAAAAAGAACTTAATGACTTCACTAAAGAAAAATTTAAAATCGATCTATTTAAATGCGAAGGTCAAGAAAAAGAATTAGTAAGACCTCTAATGGTAGCTTATGGAAAATGCAGGAGAGTTCAAACTGAGGGCAAATACTGGACTTCCTTGCTTGATGATAAAGTAGAAAAACTTAAAAACGATAATATTGTTCCAATTATAACTGATGTGAGATATATAGAATATAAAGAAGATGAATATTCATGGATTAAATCTCATAATGGCATTTTGATTCACTTGTCTAGAAAGCTTGATGATGGTAGCCTAGTACCTCCAGCTAATATAGAGGAAAAATCCAACGACAATAAATTAAAAGCTGTCGCGGATTTTGCTATATGTTGGGAAACTTGTCAAGACACAAACTTTTTATACGAGTTAATTCAAAAGAATTTAAGAAATATATATGACAGACTCACAGCTAGTTCAAAAGATTAAAAAAAATAATTGCGAGCAAAGTTTATTAGAGCTTTACTCTAGACATCAAGGTATTTGCAATAAAATGCTTCAAAAATACTGCAAAGTCTGTTATGATATTGGAGTATCTCTAGAAGATTTAAATTCTGAAAAAATTTATGTAGTATACAAATCTGCTTTGAGCTTTAAAAGTAATAAAAAAATTAAATTCTCTACTTGGTTGGGAAATCAAATGAGATATCATTGTTTAAATACATTTAACAAGCAAAGCAGAGATGTATCTATGGAAAATGAAAATATTAAATATATTACTGAAAACAATCAATCTAAACAAATTGATAACTCTTTACTTAATAAAGAAAAAGTAGATTTAATTTTCAATATTCTTGACCAAATGGCTGATTCTAGGGTAAAAGAGATATTTAATTTAAGATATTTCTCTGATAGGAAAATTCAACCTTGGAACAAGATTGGCAAGAAAATGCATATAAGTACACAAACTGTCATTAATATTCATAATAAAGCCTTATCTTTCCTTAATAAAAAAATATCTAGTGATATTTCGTTTGACAAAATATAATAAATAATCTATAATATTTCTATGAGTACAAATACAAACACAAATAAAAACCAAAATGAACTTGGTGCACTTTGGAAAAAGAAAAGTAAAACAGGAATGTCTTTTCTATCTGGTTATATCAATGATCACGATGGACAAAGAATTGATGTTGTAGTTTTCGCTAATAGCAAGAAGACCAATGAGAAGGCTCCAGATTATAGACTCTATGTTTCTAAACCTCTAGAATCTAAAACTTCAGCCCCAACTCAAGCTAAAGCTCCAGTTGAGCCAGTTCAAAAGAGTAAACCAGTAGTAGAAGAGGTCGAAGACGATATTCTATGAGTTTTACTCTAAACTTGCCTGTAAACTCTGTTAGTTTTGGACAAGTTTCAACTCTTCTTTTAAGAGAGTTGTATAAAAAAAATTTAAACGATTTTACCCTTTATCCGATTGGCGATAGATATGACCTATCTACTCAAGAGTCGGATGAAGGTTTTTTTAATTTCATTCAAACTCGTACCACAGATTTTCTTTCTAAAATAAAAAGAACTGATCCAGTATTCAAACTATGGCACTTAAATGGATCATTAGATTCTCCTTCTAATAAAAGATATCTTCTTTCATTTTATGAGTTAGATAATCCTACTAAAGAAGAAATTAATATTGTCAAGAATCAAGATAAAGTTTTCTTTTCTTCTAACTATACAGTCGATATATTTAAAATGTTTGGTTGTTCTAATGTAGAATTTTTACCATTAGCTTTCGATAAATATAATTTTAAAAGATTAGAGAAAAAATATTTCTCTGATGATCGTATAGTTTTTAATCTTGTTGGAAAACTAGAGAAAAGAAAAAATCATAAGAAAGTAATTCAATCTTGGGTTAAAAAATTTGGAAATAACCCTAAGTATCATCTTCAATGTTCAATTTACAATCCTTTCTTAAAAGAAGAAGATAATAAAGCTTTAATGTCTTCTATCCTAGAAGGAGTAAATTACTTTAATATCTCATTCATGGGGCATATGCCTAAAAATTCAATGTATAATGACTACTTGAATAGTGCAGATATTATAATTGGAATGAGCGGAGGAGAAGGGTGGGGATTACCAGAATTTCATTCAGTTGCTATGGGCAAACACGCGATTATTCTAGATGCTCATTCATATAAAGATTGGGCTAATGAAGCTAACTCTGTTCTTGTAAAGCCTTCTTCAAAAATTGATGCAGTAGATAATATGTTCTTTCATAAAGGACAAGCTTTCAATCAAGGTAATATTTTTATATTTAATGATGATGAATTTATTGCTGGCTGTGAGAAAGCTATTGAAAGAGTCCAATCAAATAAATTAAATTCAGAAGGTTTAAAACTTCAAAATGAATTTACTTCTGAAAAATTTGCAGATAATGTTTTAAATATTATCAATAGTTAATATGCCTATTTATTTATATCAAAATCCTAAAACTGGTAAATTAAAAGAAATCATACAAAGCGTACATGATACTCATGAATATTCTGAAAATGGAATTAAATGGGATAGAATTTTTACTGCTCCAGAAGTTAATACATTCGGAACATTAGGAGCAGAATCTAGTGCAAGACAATTTTCAGAATTAACTGGTAAACAAAAAGGTACAATGGGTGACCTTTGGGATAGAAGTCAAGAACTTTCCGATAAAAGAAAAAAGCTTTATGGTGGAGAAGATCCAGTGAAAAAGAAATATTATAAAGATTGGTCTAAAAAACGCAAAGGTAAAGTACACCCAAAAGCTAACTCTGAATAAATTGTTAGCAACTTTCTGGTTTTTTCTTTCCAGAACAGTAAAATCAATGTAATATAAGATTCACACTAGTTACATTGAATTATGAATATTAAAATTAAAAAAAGAAATGGATCATCTGAAAAATTTAACATAGAAAAAATAAATAAAGTAATCGAATGGGCTGTTAATGGTTTAAGTGATGTAAGTCTTACTGATGTTGAAATTAATGCTAAGATAAATATTCACGAAGGTATTACTACAAAAGAAATTCATAATCTTTTAATTGAAAGTGCTGCAAATTTAATTTCTGTTGAAAAACCTAATTATCAATTTGTTGCTGGAAGATTGTTGAATTATCAATTAAGAAAAGATGTCTGGAAAGGCAAACACGCTCCAAGACTATCAGAGTTCTTAAATCAAGGAATTAAGAATAAAATTTATGACTCTGTTATTCTAGAAAACTATTCTGAAGATGAAATAAATAAACTTGGTGAATTTATTGATCATGAAAGAGATTACAATTTTACATATGCTGGCATCAAACAATTGTGTGATAAGTATTTAATTAAAGATCGAATTAGTGGAAAAATTTATGAAACTCCACAATTCGCTTATATATTAATTGCTGCATATTCCTTTGCTAAGTATCCAGTAGAAACAAGGTTATCTTATGTAAGAAAATTTTATGATGCCATTAGTAAGCATAAAATCAATCTTCCTACTCCAGTAATGGCAGGAGTTAGAACTTCTAGTAGAAATTATGCTAGTTGTTGTTTGATTGGTGTTGATGATACGAAAGACAGTATTACAGCTAGTGCTACTGCTGTTAGTATGGCTACCGCTAATAGATGCGGAATTGGTATTGATGTAAGTAAAATTAGAGCAATTGGTTCTCCTATTAAGAATGGTGAGGTTGTTCATACTGGTCTAATCCCATTTTTAAAAATCTACGAAAGCAGCGTAAAAGCTTGGCAACAAAATGGATTACGAGGTGGAAGTGCAACTTGTAATATTCAATGGTGGCATTATGAAATTGAAGATGTTGTTGTGTTAAAGAATAATGCTGGAACAGACGACAATCGAGTTCGTAAACTTGACTATACAGTTGGCATGAGTAAACTATTTTATGATAGAGTTTTAAAAGATGAAGATATTACTTTATTTAATAATTCAGAAGTTCCAGAGCTTTATGAAGCTTGGGGAACTAAGGACTTTGATAAAGTATATAAAGAATGTGAATCTAAAAAACTAAAACTCAAAAAGAAAATATCTGCTCGTAAATTATTTTCTCTCATAGTTAAAGAAAGAGTTGAGACTGGTCGTATTTATATTCTTAATGTAGATCACGCTAATGAACATGGAGCTTGGTCTGATAAAGTCACAATGAGTAATCTTTGCACAGAAGTCATCCATCCAACCATTCCATTAAATGATTATCACGACAAAAACGGTGAAATTGGAATGTGTATTCTTTCAGCAGTAAATATGCTAGAAATAAAAAACTGGCAAGATCTTGAAAAGACTTGCGATCTTATCGTAAGATTTCTCGATGAAATCATTGAACTTCAAGATTATTTTAATATTGCTGCTGAAAATTTTGCTAAAAAACGCAGAAGTCTTGGAATTGGAATAACCAATCTCGCGGCTTTTCTTGCTAAAAATGAATTAAAATATTCATCAGATAAATCATTGAATGTTATAGATGAATGGATGGAGCATTTTCAATACTACCTTTTAGAGAGTAGTGTTAAATTAGCTAAAGAAAAAGGCAAGTGTGAAAAATTTAATCATACAAAATATTCTAAAGGTATTCTTCCCATCGATACCTATAAAGATAAGATTGATGAAATTGTAAAAAGAAAATTATCTCTTGATTGGGATAAATTAAGAAAAGATATCAAGGAATTTGGATTGAGACATTCTACATTATCTTCTTGTATGCCTTGCGAAAGTAGTTCTGTAATTCAATCTTCAACAAATGGAGTTGAACCAATTCGTAGTCTTATTACTTATAAAACTAGTAAAATGGGTAAACTTCCAGTATTAGTTCCCGGAATTGGAAAATATGATGAGAATTATGAACTAGCATACGATTTAAAAGATAATACTGGATTGCTCAAAATTAATGCAGTTATTCAAAAATATATTGACATGGCTATATCAACTAATGTATACTATAACTATAGTCATTATGAAAACAATATATTACCAGATGCTAAAGTAATGAAAGAGCTTATTTACGCTTATAGTCTTGGCTTAATAAGTTTATATTATAATAACACTGATGACGGAGATAAAGAACAATCACTTAATCAAAAAGAAGATGCAGATTGTTCAAGTGGTGCGTGTAAACTATAATCTATGAAAACAGTATTAAATTTTAAAAACGTAGATACTACTAAACAACCATTATTCCTTGGAGAAGATCTTAATCTTCAAAGATATGATCGTTTTAAGTATCCAGTATTTTTTGAGTTATTCAAAAAACAAAATGAAAATTTTTGGTGGCCTCATGAAATAGCTCTTGGAAAAGATAGAAGTGATTATAAAAATTTAACTGATACAGAAAGATTTGTATTTGATAGTAATTTAAGATTTCAAACTCTTGGTGATAGCATGCTTTCGAGAAGTATTCATTCATTAAAAGATTATGTAAGTAATCCAGAGCTTGAAATTTGCATGAATACTTGGGCTCAGTTTGAAGGTATTCATAGTTATTCTTACTCTTATCTTTTAAATAATGTTTATCCAGATCCAACTAAATTCTTTGATAGTATTATGGAAGATAAAGAAATTACAAGTCGTGCTGAGTTAATTAGAAATAATTTTGATAAAATTCTTGGAGATGATGAAAAGAAAGATCCTAAACAAAAGATTTTTGATGCTATTCTTTCTATTAATGTAATGGAAGGACTTGTATTTTATGTTTCTTTTGCATGTTCTTTTTATTTTGGATATAGAGGCAAGATGGAAGGTAATTCTAAAATTATTAAATTTATTCAAAGAGATGAAGCTCTTCATTTTGCAGTTAGCCAAAACTTACTTAAAATTTTAAGAGATGAAGACAAAGAAGGTTTCACTTCTATTGTCAAGAAAAGCGAAGATAAAATTTATGCATTTTATGAGCAAGCTGCAAAAAATGAATGTGAATGGTCACAATATTTATTTAGTAAGGGTAATTTACTAGGATTAAATCCAGAAGTTCTTGATGGATATTCCAAATGGTTATGCGATAATAGATTAAGAAGCATTGGTTATAAGAAGATCTTTAATCAAAAAGATAATCCTATTGGTGGTTGGCTTGATAGTTACTTAGATAGTAGTAAAGTTCAAGTAGCTCCTCAAGAAACAGAGATATCCAGTTATAAAGTCGGAGCAAGGAAAACTGATATCTCTGATGATGATTTTGGTGATTTAAAGCTGTAATAATTATATATTAATGTGTAATTATCTATGTGAATTTAGATATTACACTATTGTTTAATTTAATTTTAGGAGCGCTATCCTTTCTTGGAGGATGGTTATTTACTAGAGTATTCTCACTTTTCGATAAACAAGAGAATCTTATGAAAGAAATTAACGACAAAACTTTTAGTGATTTTATAACTTTAAGAAAAGAAATGGAATCTGAGAGCAGAAAACATCAACAAGAAATTTCAGATTTAGCATTAAAAATTTCAACTACTTATGTAACTAAAGAATCTTTTGATGATTACTTTGATAGAATAGAAGCTAAATTAGATCGTAACTTTGATATAATACAGAATCATTTTAATAAAAACAATAAGAACTAATTATAGTATTGTATTCTTATTATTATAACTTTTCTTTGATATCCAAAAGGGCTTTACCTCCAGATGTAATATATCTGAAGTTAAGTATTATCAATCCAACTTTTCTTTTGACTCCAAATTTTACTGCGATCTCAGCAGTAAACGGGCCATCGCACTTACGGATCAGAGGTAGCTTCGATCACTACATTCTGCGATGCCTATAGCTACATTCCCTTCTTTAGCCATATAATGTACAAATGAAGGTTTTAATAGTTGTCAGCCCTTGGGACATTGCTATCTCAGGGATTGATAGTTGATTATTTGACATCAACAAACTGCTCTAATTGGGAACTATGTTAACTTATATTATATTAAGTTTGCTTTTTTGTCAAATTTTATTTATAATACATAGAAATGGAAATCATTAAAAATAAAGCCAGATGGTCAATTTATGCTATCAAATGCGTAAAGCATTATAACATCTCTAATGAGAATATTTATGATGAACCAAATCAATACCCATGTATTGCCATACCTCAATTAATTTCTGATATTAATGGCACAAGAGTTAAATTTAATTTTGTTTATAAAAAAGATTGCGAAAAGTTATTAAAAGCTTTATAATGTGTAAGGTTAGTTAGTTCTTTAACATTGGGCCCGTACTGGTTTCGATTTTAGAAAAATAAATTGAAATGCAAGTGGAGGTTGAATCGAGGACTCCTTAAAAAGTTTCACTTATATTAACTGCCAAAACAGCAAAATATAAAGGTCATATTTCTGCAAGAGTTTCTCTTGTTGAGATGACCGCTTCTGTAGCTTAAGTTCTACAGCGTGATATCCACGACGCATCTACTGGAATATTGCGTAATTAGATGTTTATTATTTAATAGTTTTTCTGTTCTTTAAGTAATAATATTCAAGATAGAATACGCTGAGTATGTTTGTTCTTATGTCTATACAAAGCTAAAAAATAAAAAGAACTAAACTTGTAGTATTTTAATTTAGATTTTTAAAAGACGTGGATTCAATTTCCACCGGGTCCAAGTCCAACACTATTCCCTCTAGCTCCAATTTAGTGTAAGTCTATTCATGATAACTAAAATAAAAGTAAAGTGTGCTCATTGCGGTAATGAATTTGAAAAAATGCGATCAGAATATAATAGAAGAATTAAAAAGAAGGCGGTTGGATTTTTTTGTAATTTAAAATGTTCTGGTTCATTTTTTAACGCAAAACATTTAGATAAATATAAAGGAAATTATTCTTATTTAATTGGACATCAAAATAATAGACTAGATCAATATAGTCCATTTAAATATCACGCAAATAAAACAAGATCACGAAGCAAAGAAAGAGGATACAAAACAGATATAACTATAGAATATCTCAAACAAATTTGGGATAAGCAAAATGGAATTTGCCCATATACCAATATTCAAATGGAGCTTGGTAGAACAACCGCAGATGAAGACATCAAAAAAACTCCCACAAAAGCAAGCCTTGATAGGATAGATCCAAACAAAGGATATGTTGTAGGTAATGTTGAATTCGTGTGTTATTGTGTTAATGTAATGAAAAATGATTTTACAAAAGACCAGATGATAAATTTTATTAATTTAATTAAAAACTCCACGCGACAATAATAAATCCGATTTCTGGCTGATATCCCAAAAGGGATATTATAGTGTATTTTAGATTTCTTAGAAAAGTTTAGTGTAATGAGTATACCATGGCAGATCTCTTTACAAGTAATGATGCAAGCGAAAAAAGAATTGGTTTAGTCTACAATAGTCAAAACGCGCAATATCAAGCTCTTGATTTTAGTAAAATAGATAGCATAGAAGATATTTTAACTGGCAATGGAATAAAAATAGCTTCAAACCCAGTAGTCCAACAAGTACAACTTGGTGGAACATCCACTAGCGCTTTTGGAAGATTATTAGTAACAGAGTCTGAACCAATGGTTCAAGCTTATGGAAATAGAGTTTATGACAACAGAGTTTGGCAAAGAACTACTTATAATGGTAATCTTACAAATAATATAACAACCGCTTCTGGAATGGCTATAGTTACAAATTCAACTGGAGTTACTGCTTATGCTGATTTAAGAAGTAGAACAGTACTTAGTTATCAACCCGGAATTAGTGCTGACGCAAAATTTACAGCAATTTTTGATACTCCAAAAACTGGGATATTACAATATGTTGGAATTATAAATAATGAAGAAGGATTAGCTTTTGGATACTCTGGTCTTAACTTCGGTATTCTTCACAGATATGACGGCGCTCAAGAATTACAAAAATTGACAGTAACA